GGTTAAAGCCAAGAATCAAAATTTCGGGGATTTTAAATTAACCCTTCACAATATATTCTCTAAATTCTTTGGTAAGGAAATCAATGAGAGGGATCTCGAAACATTGGTAAACACGAATGTTAGTGATTGGAAATGGTCTAAAAATGAGGTTGACGAAGCTATTAATATAAATCTACCTGCCACTCTCTCCACTACTCATGAAGTGGAAGGTGACATGGCACTTGCTAGAGCTACTAGGACCACGATCTTAAGCAGTGCACTTAATTTCTGTTTGCCAGGAGCTGGTCTATTTGCCCTTATCCCAGGTTTAAATTGTAGGAGTACTTCAATCGATCAGGAAGATACCCTAGTAATAGAAGGAAGACCTAAAAGAAATCTTGTCGATTTTCTCCTCGAAAACCGTTCCGCCATGGTATTGTCCTTACTCAAAGACGTAAAGGAAGCCACTTTGCGCACCAAAATGCCCTTAATACATTCTAGATGTGTAGAAGACCATTTGCTAAAAAGTGTTACCCCAGTTCACCGGGACATATTCGATATCATACACAATAAAGAAACCTACCCCTTCCTGGGCCAACCTGATATGGTCCATCTTATTGAATGTGGGTTGGAAAAGAAAGTAACACATGTTAGTTTATTGCCTCTTTATAAAGAACCAATCCTCCAGTATAGAAAATACCATCCCTGTAGGAAAGCAATAACTTTCTCAGCTAACAGAAGTCTTATGCCTCTTACTATCCCTGACCCAAATGTGGTCACCGAGTATACCAAATGGGTAGATATGTATTACTGGCCAGAACTAGAGCGGATGTTATCAGACCGGTTCGATTATGATGTTATAGATTGGTACAACGGTCTGGCTGCTGAAAAACAAGGACCTGTCAAAGGTTTTCTCAATGAGGTTCCTGATGTGAGGGAACCAGCTGTAGGTAATTTTATTAAATGCGAACTGCAAGAACCAGGGAGTAAAGTGAGGCAGATAGGAGGGCCTTCTGACCTGCACAAATTTGTATTGGGACCAGTTATCAAAGCCCTAGAACATGTTTTTAGCATTTTGCCAGGCTGGGGAGTACGTTGCTCATACACTGACAAAGAAAAGAAGATTAACCAATGGTATTCAATGGGCTTCCATAAGAGTGTCACTACTGATATATCCGGATTAGATCAAAGCCATGCACCCCATCTTAAACATATTTGGAATAAGATACTGAACTGGCTTGTCAATTCAGGAAAGATCCACCACGTCAATGAGGTACTTTTCTCTTCCATCTTTTCTAAAGAAACTACTAGATGCAAATACGAGAAAGGTTTTAGGGGTGAACTAGTAGTGGACTTTGAACTCAAACACAAACTGGTCTCAGGGGCTAGTTACACAACACTATTGAATACGCTTATTGTTAACAGCATACTCCATTTCATCTCTTATAGAGAAGGATGGGTCCACCACAATTTAACTTCAGGAGATGACAGTGTAGCGTTATACCATGACATACCGGAATCCGCCCTTGTTGAAGGTTACAGCAAGGTCTTCAATCCCCCCAATCAACAAGACATTTCTCATGGATTGGGGCTAGTTCTTAAGTATCTTCGAATAGGAACCGTAAGCGATATGACTCCTTGTTCCACTGAGCTTTATGAATGTGAAAACTGCGGCTTCAAGCTCATGAGGAATTTAATTAAAGTACTCTGCACTACCCATTATATGGATTCAAAAGTACTTTCCATGTCGAGAAGCGCATTTGCCTACCATGTGAACACTGTCATGGAAGGGGAATTAGCTTGGTCAAGGGGTTTAGACAGTTTGGCTAATTATTTCAAATCATTTAAGCTCTCAGGAGAAGTACCACCAAAAAAACAAGGTAAACAAAAAGAATTTTTACCAGGTGGTAAAGGGTTGACTTTCTATTCAAAAGGGGCCTCATGTAGAAGAAAAAGACACGACTTAAATGAATATGAGGAATTCATAAAAGACCTTCAGACCACAAAACATTGCAAGAATTGCAATAAGGGCTTCGAAAACCACTTAAGGGAAAAATATGGTGTAGAACCTTCAGTCTTTAGCCGCTTCTTAACACAAGACAGAAACCTAGCCAATTTAGATGACAGTATTCTCCTTAATATGAAAAATTATTATGATGCTTATCTTGAATCCAAGAACCATAATATTAAACCAAACGAGTTCAAGTTAACAGCCAAATTATTGGATCTAGCCTGTCTGGATGAGAGGTACGAGTGTATCAAAGGAGAAGATGAGAAGGGTATTTACTTCCTTTTCAAAACAATCAAAACACCAGGAAAGAACCATTATGCCCTCATAGATTCATATGCAGTTGATATCACCATAGGAGATGGTAAGCCTGACATTCTCAAAATGACACCCAATTTACCCTTTAAATTGAATGATCACGATTATGGAGTCTTGTACATGAAAACACTGCAGCCCTCCAGCGCTTTAGATTATCTTTATGGTAAATACCCAGGCTATGCCTTTGAATTTAGCGACTCAAATTTAATAGTCAGAGAAAAGAAGAAAGAAGAAGAAATGAAGCAACCTGAGGTTATTCACGTAGGTGTGGGAGGATCAGAAATCAAGAATGAAGGGAATCAATCGGTGGAATACGACAGTGAAGAAGAAAGAGAATACTACGAAACTAGAGATGAAATACATGGTGGGGAATGTGTGTCACCTAGGGATGATATCATGACCGAAAAGAAGGAACCACAGGATGATGAAGATGATGATTGTGTAGAGGAAGAAGGTAACATTTTTGATATGAAATTTGATGACATCGAACCCAAGAAACGAATAAACCTAAATAAAGTAGTAGGGAAAGAACGAAAATGGCATGACCACATGTGCACTGGGTGTGGTACAGTATATCATCACTCTCATTTCTACAATGACCCCAATCATGAGCACACACAGCCGACTTGTTTAATCGAAGATTGTAATGAATTTGCCTATGCAGAATCAGTGGCACAGGAGGTATTGCCTTACATTGCCGAAGCATATCTAGGGACGGTCGCAGACATGGAAAAACGCATACAAGAAGAAGAAAGAATGAACGAGATGGGTTCAAAAAAGAAGAAATCAGGACCCACTAAGAGCAGAGGACGTTTTAATCAACAACGCAAGAGGTAATAAAAACCTCACCTTTCTTTAAGTTAGAAATTTCCCAGAGAGGAAACACAGACTCTGGTGTGAGCATCACCCCCATCGATAGGGAGATCATGG